ACGATGACATCGGCACCCACTTTGACAATCGGCTCAGCCAGAGGGGTCTTCAATAGATCAATCATCGATTCAGCACCTTCAAGGCGCTTCGTCTCATAGCCAGGGCCCGTGTCCATGACCACGTCATAGCGGCCCACAGACATGTCATTCTTTATCTGAATGATTGCCGGATTCATCGGGCTTGGCTGTGGTGTATTTAAGGGCTGCAAGGAAGGCGTGCCATCCTCACCAATGATTCTCTGCATGCGCTGAGTGGAGTAGTAAAACGGGATCAGCTGCAAGAGAATGCGGCCCGTGTGCGCAATGGCGCGGGTCTGATTGTCGTAATACTGAAAGTGTCCGATGTCAGACAGCGCTTGCCGCTGGCGCAGCGCAACGCCTGAGATGGCAGCGCCTGGCACATCGGCCGATGGCTCATGAGGCATCCCAGCCACGGCCATCAAATCTTGCTGCGCGCCTTGCGCGGCTTGCACGGCCCCAGCGGGCACGGGGATTGGCTGCATACGCTGAGGGGGCGGCAACAATGTGCGGCTGCCGTCCGGCTGTTCAATGAATGCAGGCTCATACACCAGCGCCGAATAGGGCTTCTGGTTTGCATCCTTCCACTCAGGGTGGCCGTCCAGCTGGCCAGCGGCTGCGATGAACGGAGCTTTGGGGGCCAAGGCCAAAAGCTCTGTTTCCATGGTGCGCCAGTAGTTGTACATGCGCGCCGGGTCCATGAGGTCTTCCACCATGCCCTTGCGTCGCACGCGCCCATTCAAATCTAGGACATTGCCCTCACAGCGAATCACCGGTATCCACTTATCGGGCAGTGGGTCAGCACCTTCGGCGCGCCGATCTACAATCTGATTGCCGTTCAAGCGATACCATTCAACCATCACGCGCGTAGAGGGGCGCGAGAAACGCTTACCGTTCACCATGAGATAGGTGACCTTCGCCGCCGACAATTCCGTTTCTAGTTTTTTGATCTGATCGGCAAACAGCGCCATACCATTGGTCATTCGGTATAGCGTGTCACTGGTCTTTTTTAAGCGATAGTATTCAGCTAAGCGTATTTCGTCTTTCGTTTCCCAAGATGAAACATTGTCCCCCATGCCAGTGCGCTGAAATTCGACATTGTCAGCATCGGGATATTCGCGCGCGTAATCGGCGCGCTTCATCTTCTGGGTGATAATCACCCATTCAGCATCTTCGCCGGTGGGGATTGTGGATGAGGGGTCCATGTAGACCGTGAACGGATTACGAATCGCGTCTATCTTCAACTCTTGGTCAAAGCTGTCTTGGTCAATGTAGTCAGACAGTACGCGCCAGTAGCCCCAGCCTATCGAGACAGCTGATTCGCCACCCGTGTCATACGCAATCGATGCCGATGACATGTTCTCAACGTGGCGAATGAGCCCCGATATGACATCTGCTTTGGCAACGTCGGCCCCGTCGCCAACGGGATGCACTTTGATGCGCGGCCTTTGCTGGCGCATGTTATTAACCACGCGCCGCACAAAGGTATTTGTATGGTTAATCGTGAGGCTAGGGCGCCTGTCGATTCTGCGTTGGTTATAAAGGTCATCGGGCCACTGCTTGCCGTCACGGAATTCGAGGGCCTGCACTCCGCGCGCGCGATTGTCTGATTCAGCCTCTTCGGCTATTCGGTAACGCTCGATACATTCTTTGACTATTTCCTCATCGGTGATTGCTGGTTTTAGAACGTCGCGCGGTACTGCCGACATTAGATAAGCCAGCCCACACGGATGCGCCAATAGTTAGGCGCAATCTTTGACCAATAGACACAGATACGCTTGCCCGTGAACGGTACTTTCAGCTGCACAAAGAATTCTTTCACTTCCTCAAGCCGTGCCGTCCCTTCAAAGTTGATGGCCAAAGGAATTGTCTGCGTCTGAATCATTGCATCCACCCTAGGCCATCTGCGCGGCCAAACTTGCTCGCCATTTCAAACTTAGGCGCCGCGATCAGCTGTGATTGCACATGAGCAAAACGGCGCATCATGATGCCGTATCGCGTGGCCGACATAAGATCATCATTGAGCTTCACTATCAGGCCGTCTTTACGATGGTAGAGATTGAATTCTTCAAACCAGTCGGCCAAGTGTTCAAACACTAACAAGCGGCCCGTTTGCATCCGGTCCAGCATTTCAGAGACGCCCGCCTCTATGCCGCTGGTGCCATCGCTGAAGGTGGCGCGCACGCGCAGCATGTTGATGCCTTGCTCACGGTACTGCGCGGCCAGCTGATCGCCTGAGCCTTTGTCACGCTGCAAGCCGTCATGTGGCCAGGCAAAGGGAATCCAGCGGCCCCAGCCGCGTACCTTCGGCGCAAACTGAGACGGGGTATTCTCACGCGCACGCGCGCAAGCCATCACGTAAATCACATCATTGTCACGGTCCCACGCCAGGCGCACAGCAGCCGTAGGATGGTCGTAGCCAAAGTCCATGCCCGCGAGTTGGGGCCAGTGGTCGGGAATCTGAAAGGCCTTCACCGTCACATCATCTTGGTTCACTGGGAACACTCGACCACTCCCCAGCTGTGGAATGCCTTTGGTGCGCGCGTCGCGCTCATAGGATGACTTGTAGCTAGCGTAAATTTCAGCGCGCTGCGCTTCGGTGAAGTGGAGCGCATCATCAATAGTCATCTGCGTAAAGTGCGTGCCTGGCGCGTGGTCTAAGATAAAGCGGCGTACCACCCCGGTGATGCCCTTCAGCGGCGTAAAGGTGATGTACGTCATACCACCGGTGGCATTGGTGCGCGTCAGGCCTTCGCTGTAGATGTCCTCATCCGGCTCTTCGTCAAACCAGACGTAGTCAAGCGTTTCACCTTGCCATTTTTCGCGGCCTTTTTCGTAGGCCTTGTATTGCAAGGTCGATACGCCACCCGATGAATGCCGCACGTGAACTGTGTCCAAGGCATCGGCTAGGCCACGCGATGCCGTGTGATCCAAAATCTTATCTTTGGGAATTGCGCCAGTGCCAAACTCACCCGTGCGGCCCATGAGAATGCGCTGTGGATTATCGCGCGTCGATTCGCCGGTGACGCCAGCCACCCACCCCACCACGGGCCTGCGCCAATGTCTGCCTGGCCAGCCTTCAGGGTACTCCCCGATCAGATGCATGGCCGTTTCCATGCCCGCTGCCAGAGTCTTGCCCAGCTGATTGCCCGCCATTAGTAGGCGTTCCCGGTAGTCCAAGCCTGCCGCGTGAAATTCCAGCTGCTTCGGGTAGGGCTTGTAACTCAGCAGCCGATTGCGTGAGCTTCGTTTTTCCCGCTCCCGCTCCAATGCTTGCAATAGAAAGTTTGGATCGGAGGTATTCAATGCCTGCATTGAGTTCGATGTCTGTTAGGTCTTCCAAGGGAGACGATTGTTCGAACTGTCGCGGCATGAGTGATGCCACCGTTTTGATATAGCCCATGGGGTCATCTTCGCGCGCCGCGCGAATGGCCTTGACGCCATGCTCTTCAAAGTCTTCAGCCAGGGCGCGCCAGAATGAGCCTTGCAACTTGGTGCGCGCGCCCACGGGTCTGCCGCCAGGATGGCCGCTCACGCCTTTCTGAAAAGGCTTGGCTAGATTGCTCTTGGGGTCATTCGCCATGGACTATCGCCACGTCATCTTCGGTGCATTTGATACAGCGCTTATCGCCCCAGAGGAATGACTGAAACAGATACCCGCGAATCTCCAAGCCCCCGAGTTCAACCACATCCCCGACCTTGACCGTGGTGGGCACGAATACCTTTGACTCCCATGACCGGGTGCGCGCGCCTTTGCGTCCGTTGTAGCGCGTGGGGTGTTTGCCTGGCCCAGCTGCGCGGACCACGCCGCGCAATGGGTGGCCCATGTACACCACGTTTAGAATCTTGGAAGGCTCCCAGTCCAACGGCTCCACGATGAGACTATTTCCCAACGGGCGCAGCTGCGCGCTGGCGGGGATCGCCGTGATGGTGGCGTTTGTGACTCTAGCGCCGTCCTGAATCATTCCTCTTTCCACGATTCACCACGGCCCACTTTGCTGGCCATAGCCTTTGAGATTTCAAAATGGCGCGCAAGGGATTCTAAGGATTCCCCCGCTTGCCGCCGCTGGCGTATCTCGCCAGCCTTTTGCTTATCTAGCTTTGCGCTACTTTTTTTTTTGCTATTTCGGAATTCAGAATAGGCAACGGCAGCGCGCTGCTTAGACTTCGGGAAAGACTTGCGCGATTCCTTCGAGCCCATGAACTTGCCGACAAAATCAGACAAGGATTCACCTTTAATGGGCTCAGGCATTACTTCGGCATCGCGTCGTGATTGATCTTCTTAGCCTGATTCTCACCAATGCGAAATTGCCCAGCGCCGGGGTCGTACTCATTCTTTTTGGCCTTAGCCACCAGCCGCGCGCCGTTTTCCTTCTCATACGGCTCTTGCCGTGGCTTGCCATTCTTGGTGTTGCTGCGCGGATCAAATTGGATTTTGGGCATAGCTCACCTGAACCTATTCCGATTGTTCATGCCGATGCCTGGCTCTGGGCTCAATGAGTAATGCGGCAGGCCTTGAGCCTGCGCGGCCTGGCCTGGCGTCTGCACTTGCGCCGTGCGCATGGGACTGAATACGGGCTGAATGGTGCGCATGGGCCTAGGCCCAGCCGACAGCAGCGACGGTGCAAGCCCTCCCACCTTCGGTGGCGTCTGCAACGCCATGGACGGGATGATTGGCACGGCGCTTACTCCTTCAGAGTACTGCGCACATTCGAGTGGTCCACCACGCCTTCTGGCATCTTGAAGCGTACGCAATGCTCGCCACTGCCGCCCACATGCTCAATCTCTTTTACCGTCTCAGTACCCTTGCCGTGGGATCGGCTCATGCCTTTCACAGACTCACGATTCTCATTGTAAGACTTGGCCATGGTGGCAATCCTTCAGGTAGTTGGAGTCAGGGAGTGGCCGCGAAGGGGCCTATGTCGGAGTTTGGTGACACCAAACTCATTCTGGCGCGAAGATGCGCTTATCGTGGGCAGCATGTCAAGACGTGAGTGGACGTACCAGTCGGCACGATCCACGCGACGCATGAGGGTGCGCCGGTCTAAACCTATGCTGAGTGCCTTGTCTTGGATGGTGCCACCTTGCGTGTAGAACTTGATGAGAATGGCGCGAATGTCAGGGGGAGAAGTACAGATGATGTGGTCAATTTCTTGGATGTGATCGGGCATGTAGGTCAAGCTTTGCGAGCCGCGCCCAAACATCACCTTGAACATCGATGACACGGACGGGTCACCACCACAGGCCCAGCATCCCCATTCCTTCAGCCGTCTGCGCGTTTCAGCAATCATTGAGCGCGGAAGATGCGACAAAAAAAGAGGCGCGTCAAAGAGATGACGCGCCCAGTAGAGTTAGGATTGTTTCAGCTGATTTGTATGCGTTTGCCTGGCGTTATCGCTGGCATATACTCCGCGTCGCCTTCTCTTGTTTGTGTTTGATGGTGTTTGATGTGTGCGCGGGTGCTGCCATCACCCGCGTACACCCTAAGCCCGCGCCAGCTTCCATTCCACCACAAAGCGCGCGCAATTCGGTTTGTTGTCCCACTCCACAAAGTAGGCAGTGCCCAAGCCAGGACCATTCACATGGACGGAGCCCAACACTGTGCCCTGCGTCCCCAAAGGCGTGGCGTCGCCTTGGTCCTCTTTGATCTTCTGAATGCGGCAGCCGTTCGGGTAATTGGCTTCCCGCGCCTGGTGGCGCGTAAATGCGCCAGTCCAGCCAGGGTGATGCTCAATCGTGAATGGCGCTTTCATATCACTGCCATGTGCCATTTTTTCTTGCTGCAATACTGAATAATCGCCGGGAAGGTCCACCCCACCATATAGCGCAAGATCGGCGCGGCGCGCTCACCCACGCCATTCTTAGCTAGCACCACGCCAGCGCAAAAATGCGGCGCTGTTATTTGCAAGATCAATGTTGGTCTTTATAGAAGTGTTTGCGAATATGCGACGCGCATATATAGCTGCGATCTTCCATGGCGCGCGTGTATTCCTTGAATGGATCGAAGCGCGAGACAATCAATTTATCGTCTTCGGTGTAGCCGACCAAATACCACTTGTCGCCATCTTCTATTTGAAAACTAGTGTTAAGCGGGAATTCTTTTGCCAGCGCTTGCACACATGCTGGACGGCTCTTAATCCAGTCATCCCACGTCATATGGGCCCGTCCGTGAAGCCCACCACGCCATAATCATCCAAGGTCACAATGAAGGTATCCCAATCACAGCGCTGATCGTAAATTAAATGTTCCGCGTGGATTGTTTTTTCAGTCACCGGTGGCGCGCCAGGATAGGCTTCAAGCAGCTGCGTCACGTGCGCCATGAGCGCGGCCTTGTCGGCCACGGTAATAGTAGTCGCCAGTGAATCATCCAGACCCCCGCGATGTTCACGGAATCGCATGCTCATGCTCCCGCTTGGTCAGATGCCAGCCAAAGCACCACGGACACTGATAGGCCCGATAACTGCCGCCGCGCCGCTCAGCGCAACGCGTTGCCATGATCTTGGCATCAATGCGCGAAGAATAGCGCATCTTCGTTAGGCACATCACTTGGCGATTTTGTTCAGCTTTCATTGTGTCTCTGGTCTGCGAGGGAAGCCATAATCACGCGGCTCTGTAAGGGGCTTATCGTTCGCGCCGCACCAGCCGCAAACATCGCTTGAGTCTTCGAGGTCCGGCATGTGAAAGGTAGCGAATAGGTCCGCGAGCTTCGCGCTATATCGCGATAACTCGCGGCCACATTCAGCGCAAATCCATTGCGGGTACTCATTCGTCATCTTTTTTCTTTTCGCCTTCGGCCACTTTCGCCAGAAGGTCAGCAAGGGCAGCGGGGTGAATGGCCACAGACTTAGCCCCCACCTCATTCATGAAGTCATTCAAGCGCCGCTCAATTCTCTGGCGCATCTCGGCTTGATCGTTATAGACCCAACTTACGCGCGCGTGAAAGCCAAGCAGACAAGCCGTAATTTCACGGTTGCCCACCATCACTTCATCTTCATAGGCCAAATGGATAACGCAAAAACCCAGCCAGTTATAGTGGCCATGGAACCATTCAGACCAATCCTGACTAAACTGAACACTCACGGTCCCGCGATTTGGCCAGGAGAATGCTTTCACGCCTTTCCCCTGGTGAAGGAAGCCAAGTCATAGCTCTGCGTTCCAGCCTTGGGGCTGGTGTACATGACATTGCTGGCCGTCACTGGCGTCAGGCCCACAGCTGCCTCAAGCGCCGAATCATCGAAAGCGCCGACAGCTGCCGCGTGGTGTACTGCTTGGCGCAACACTTGCGGCTGCACTATCCCTCTTGCCCGCTCACGCGGGGGAGGGTCTATAAGAAAGGGCGAATAATCACGCGCCCCCTGTTCACGTCCAGGCCCTTCGGCGCATCATCACCGGTGACGGCAACAATGCCGGCCGATTCTTTGTCTGGCGCAATCACGCACTTGGGACCAAACAATAATTTTTCCTGGCCCGTGCCTTCCTCCAATTCCTTTTTTGTCGGCATCTGCAAAATGGCTACTTCAAATAATGGCATTTGAGTATCTCCAATAATCGGCGTTGTTTCAGGCAAAAAACGATGGTTGAGATATTTACTCCTAAGCAGATGAGTTGAACGGCGGACCAAAAATAATCACCACGCACAGTGTTGAATGCAAACATCGTGCATGAGAAGACAGCACAGCCGCGCGTAAACCAGATTATTTGCGTCCAGCGCCGGATATACTTTGGTATCCATGCAAATAGGTCTGGCGTCACGTGTCACCCGGTGGAGTGGTGTCCTCCGGTGGTACCAATGGCGAAGGGCGGCGCTTGCGTTCTGGTGCCTCTTTGCTCAATTCAATCTCTTCCATGGGCACCAATTCAGGCTCTGTCACCATCACCAACTCTTGCAAAAAGTTGTATGAGCGATCATTGCTGAACATTTCGCGGCCCGTCACGATATGCGCGCGCACTTTATAGCTGATTTGCACACCCCCGGAGCATTCTTGGAGCAAGCGCTCCACCACCACCAGAGGTTGCGGCGTAAACTGCGCACCATTCGGCGAGTAGCCAGGCCGATGCACTTTCATGCGCACTTCATCGCCGATCTTGTACTTAAACACGTGGTCAAATCCGTTCATGCTGCTGCCCCTCTTGTTTGACGATCAACATTGGCACATTGGCACGCTTCGCGATGCTCACCATGTGAGCGGTGCCATGCCCACCGGGAAATGCAATGAGAAAATCAGGGCAAAGGGCCAGCATATTGGCGTTCCTTATGCGCCCTGCGCGCTGTCCGTAGGCTGTCCACAGTGCTGGCACCCTCACGGGTTGAATACTGCGCACCACGGCCCAGCCATGTGCGAGTAGATCAGCGCCGCGCGCATCCCCGTGAATCAGAAACTGCACTTCTTTGCCCTCATTGCGCTGAGCTAGTAAAAATTCATCTAAGTAGTTATACAAAAACAATTTGTCATCGTAGCCACGGCCACCGGTCACCAGTAATTTCACTGGCCGCTCTCCATGATTTGGAAACGCGTATTGAATGCAACCGGGGGGCTTTCGCGCAGTTCATTTTCCAAGCGCTTGATGACCGCGCGAATCAAATCATTGCCCAATTGCGCCTGATTCACCGGCACATCGTCCGTATAAGTGACACTGAAACCCTTAAAAAACAGATTGCCGCCAGGGCTTTCCACAATGCTGCCAAATTTGGTTATTTTCACTTCTTCACCTGTTTTTCTAATTCTTTCGCGGCATAAATGCGCGTCGCAAGATATACATTGATGACATCATTTAAGGAAACATCGGCAAAAAAAGCCGTGTTGACCAAAAAAGTGAACACATCACGCGGCAATCTCAATGGAATCGTCACCTTGTCGCGCCTTTTCGCGCGCACGGGTTTCTTACTCCGTTTTGCCATTATTTTTCTCCTTGTTTGAGCGCTGTCGTGGCTGCTAGCAGCTTTGGAAACATCCTCTTGGAAAGCTGGCGCATACGCTTAGGATGCTTGCGCATCCTGGCGCGCAGCCTGGTGTATTCGCGCAAGCGTAATTTTTCCCCTGAGCGCATGCGCCGCAAGGATCGAATGCAGCTGGCATCCCAGATACAGGCGCTGGCGCAATCCCATGTGTAGTACCACATGTATTGCATGCGAAGATTCCACTGATACGGAGCAATCACGATGCCAGAATAACGTTCAGCGACGGCGCGCCAATTGATGTAGTGGCCATACCAATTCAAATCGGGCTTGCCCTCTCTATGGAAATACTCCGTCACATCGACATTAAAACTAGTCGTAAAGTCATGCAGCTGCTGCTCTGTGGTCAACCACAATAGCCGCTCTTCATGGACCAAGCGCACCTTGTAGCGCAGATGACCACAAGGGAAACGCTCCGCGCGACACCACCAATACCAATCGTATTCACCATCCACCGTGAGCCATAAACCCACGGGCTTTGGCGCAAGCGCCCAGCCGCGTACTTTTTCTGGCTGAATTCGACTATATACGCGGCTCATTGGGCGCTTCGCATACCTTGAAAATTCCACCTTCAACTTCCTTTCCATAATTTCGCCAATTTCACTGCCTCACCCTGACGGGTGCGCTTGGCGCGGGCATTTAGCACGTAACACTTACGGCAGAGCTTTGCGCCATGCCCATGGCGCGGGCCCCCGCATTGCTCGCAAATTGCTTTTCTCACAGTCCGTGTCCACTTCCGGTAAAGACCGGGAAAAACAGTGTTTTGCACAGCCAACAAGGCCGTGGGTATTTTCACAATTCACGATGTTTCAACCTCCTTTCGCTCAAGCAACTCTCGCCAATCAAAATCAGCCGCTGTCCATTGATCTGGCGGCAGCTTACGCAGGCAGGGCGGCAGCGCCCATGCCGTGTGATAACCCCGGTTGAAGCAGCGCCAGCGCATCTCACGGTAGAACCGCTCATACTTCACCAAAGTCACAATCGTGCCGGGGCCAAAGTCGTGGCAATAGCCGCCACCGATGTTGATGACTACGCAAAGATCGCCGGGGGCTAGCTCATCGTTCATGGCTTAAGCGCCTTATCGACTGCACCCCAAATCATGCCCATAGCCAAAGCCAGCGTAGTGGCGTCTGCTTCATCCGTGCGATCTGCGACATACACAGATTTGACCCTGTCGCGAATTTCAACCATGACCGCGCGATGCCGCGCAGCCATCTCAGCCAAGTCATGATGCGACCACCAGCCATCCTCAAGAGGGCCACCGTGTAAGGCATTCGCTATGGCCTGCAATATTTGGCCTTGCCGCGTTATCAGCTGGTAAGTGCCCTCTGCTTCCTCTTCCAACTCGCGGACCACGCCTTGTAGATGCTGCACCAGCGCCTCACTGCGCTCAGCCTCTCCGACCACATCGGTGAAGGATTCGCCACACGCCAAGCACGTATGAAAAGTCTGCAAGAAAGAAATTTGCACAGCATCCTCACCTACACCGTAGGTCAATTCAGCGCCTTCCACGGCCTCCACCGTCGCGCCATTGCAATTCGGGCATGGATTTTCATCATTCATGGCAGCGGCACCTTTAAGCCCAACTTGCGCTCAATGGCTTCAGCAATGGCGCGCGCGTCGCGCCCATAGAGCAACAGCACATCGGGCAGCCCTTCGGGGGTCTCCACCCACGCGGTTTTGTCGTCCAGCAAATCGTTCATTTGGTTTGGCCCCAAACCAATGACAATGACGGTGGCACCAGCGGGCAGCAGTTCATTGTGCGGGCCTGCCTTGGCCGTCACTACGACACCCACCCCCATGGCTTGCTTCGCGGCACTCATCAGCACACCACCACCACTTTTTCATTGGCCACCGGCAGACTTTCATAATCGTCAGTCGGCCCGGTAATACCTGATAGCCAGGGCTGGCCCATTTTTGGCGGGTAGCCATAGTCTTGCCTGTTCAAATTTTTAACCACGCCTTGCGTGATGGCCGTAGACAATCCCGCGACATCTTCGGCGCGCACCCAAAACTGACTTCTATGGAAGCGGCCATCTGCGCCCATGTAGCTATGCTCAACCAAATGCCGATTGACACGCGGCAGCACCACGGGGGGTGGTTGCGTTAGCAGCTTTTGCCGAGGCGGCAAGAAAATTTTGCGCCCTGGATGCAGCAATTCATCGGCAGTGAGCGGCAGGATGAGCGCAGCGGGTACGCTCACCTTCAGAAAATCACGGCGCGTGATAATCATGGGCAATTCCAAGGCGCAGCACGTCTAGTGCCGAGTCTGCGACCAAATGCAAAGCGTTTTGATTGTCCGGCTAATCCCCTCAGCCAGCGGAATTCAGTAGCCCCTTCGGAATCTACGGATAGCCAGCATTGATGCCTTGGCCGCTATCACCGTCGCTTGGTAGTAAAAAATACAGAGAACTTAAAAAATCTCAAGTGAATTCGAAAAATTAAATTTTACGAAGTCAAGCTAATTTTGCGTGACAAATACCCTTCAGCTGAAAATCACAGTAGTTTAGTTATTGTCAAGTTCATTTGATAGTGTTGTATTTGAAATATCACCGTCATGAAAAACTGTAGGACCAAAGACTTATTGACAGAAGAGGGGAAAGCCTCACAAAGCGAACTTTAGGGGAGAGGGGCCCCCCAAGACTAGGCGCGGGGCCCCCTTTGAAAATTAAGGGTAGCCCCCACCCCCTCTGTCAGGCAGGTCCCTACTAATGGCGCATTATGTCATAGAACATCCTAGGTGACGATGCTTGATGGCCAGAAGCCCCAAGCTAATCAGTACCTTAGGCAGCCTGGTGCAATAGTGGTAACAGTCGGCCATGGATCGCATTGCACCATCATGATTAGGTTGCAATGCAGCAGACGTAGCCAGATGCCCTAGGAACGGCGCACGCGCGCCCCCTTGGGGTAGGCCTTCCCAGTGCCGTTCTCCCCTCCTAGCCCCTCTATCCCTGTTACTGAGCGGTCCTAAGCGTAGCCAGTCGGAGCGCGCCAAGCGGGGCCCGAATGTGTGACCAAACTCACAGTTTGCAGATAAAGGTTGTAAAGCCTACTTGACAGCATCGGCAACCATTGCCTAGTATTGCGACAGCCACGGCAATACCGCCGAAGGCGCAACCACCCAGGCCTTAGGGCCAAGAGGATCGAGACATGAGCAAATTTGACCTTTACCAGACTGTCACTGACCGGATTGTCAGCCTGATGCAAACCCATGGCGCGAATTGGGTTAACCCGTTTAAGAAAACGGGCAAAGCCTATCGACCGATGAATCCGACCACGGGCAAGGCCTACCAAGGCATGAATCAGTTTCTGCTTGCCACCACTGAATTTGCCTTGCCGATGTGGGCAGGCTTTGGCCAGTGGAAAGACAAGGGTTGCATGGTTAAGCGCGGCAGCAAGTCAACCATGATCGTGTACTGGAACATCTTGGAGCGCATAACCACGGTCAATGGCGTGGCTAAGCTCACCAAGCGGCCTTTGCTGCGTTACCTCAATGTCTTCAACATCGACCAAGTCGAAGGCGCATACGCTGATAGCTTGCGCGCCTCATGGACCGTGGTAGAGCCGACACCCGCTGAGACCGTGGCTACGCTCGAAATTGCTGATGCATTCTTTGCAAGCGTAGGCGCAGAAGTGCGTCACTCGAATAATGACCGGGCCTACTACAGCCCAGCCCTTGACCACATCCACATGCCCAATAAGACGCTCTTCAGTGCGACGCCTACCAGCAGCGCGACGGAAGCTTATTACGGCACCTTAGCGCATGAACTCACGCACTGGACGGGACACGAATCACGCCTTGCCCGTGAGTTCTCTGGCCGATTCGGCAGTGAGGCGTATGCCTTCGAAGAATTGGTGGCGGAGCTTGGCAGCGCAATGCTCAGCGCGCAGCTGGGCATTAGTGTCGAGCCGCGCGCAGACCATGCGCAGTACTTGAACAATTGGATCAAGGTACTGAAGGGAGACAACGCGGCAATCATCAAGGCCGCGACACTGGCCAAGCAAGCAGCGGCGTATCTGTCCAAGGCATCGGAAGAGGAAGCCACCGAAGAGGAAGCAATCGCAGCTTAGTGCATCTTGTAGCGCGTCGCAGCGCGCTATTGGATGCACTTTGCATCGCATAGGAGTTCACATGTTTACGTTCACTTTCAACACGGGCAGGCAATACAAACCGAAGGACCATAAACACGCTGGCCAAGTCATTGTCGTTGGTGTGATTGGCGTGGTGGTGTACTTCGGTGATTTGTCGCGCGGCCTTGATGGCACTTTCACGCTGGGCCAGTGGGATGCTGAAGACTTCGCCGAATTGACCACGGTAGCGCAACGGCAGGCCTTCATCATTGATCGGCTGATGGCTGCCTATGATCACAATCGGCTAGACCATTGCGCGCCTCATGGCTTCAGCGCTGAGCAAATCAAAACCATACGCGGTTACTAGCCTTAAAGGTCGAAAGGCGCGTGTAGCGCGCCTCTAGCGGTTACGCCGCTACTGATGAGACCAACACAAACTAGGAGTGATGACGATGCCCAAATTTACAGTCTCTGTCTCGCACAGCTGTGACAGCTGTGGCAAGCCCAATGCTGATAGGGATGAGGTGCTGTGCCCCAGCTGCAAGGCCGCGCTGATCGACACCAATGCGCTGCACTCTGTCACCGACAGGTTGCAGCATGTGGCTTTCATGGCGTGGTTGATCGAGTGCCGCGACCAACGCGACGCGCGCATCATGCGCGAATTGACGTTGCACAAAACGCGCTTCAACAATGACGATATGGCATTGCGCGCTGATTGCGTTGGGATCATTCAAGCCTAAAGAGTCTAACCCTGTAGCGCGTCGCAAGCCGCGCTATGGGCTGGGCTTTTCCAGTGCCAGAGGATTCAATTGGATGGTGGACCCCAAGCCGATCACAGACGCGGACAAATTGCGCGCAGCGCTGACCCAGCTGGATTTGAGTCAGCGCGGCGCAGCCAAATTGTTAGGGTTGTCTGAGCGCATGATGCGCTATTACTGCGCGGGTACGGAGCCCGTGCCGCTGATGGTGTTCCTTGCTATCGAGCGCTTGCTTGATGTCAAGGAATGCCCTTATTGCCAGGAGTCACGCATGCCGTATAGCTAAATTCAAGTCACGATAAATTCAAGGCCAACACATTCAAGGCCCGTCCATTCAAGGCGGGCCTTTTTTTATTTCGGCATTATCGGGAAGCCACCACTTGCGGCCAGCTGGTAGAACCACAACAACAACACCATACCCACCACCACATACACCACCACTTTCACGATCTGTGGCACGCCAGGGATTTGCCCCACTCCCCACAGAATCAAGCCGACGATACACAACACAATAAAAATCAAGAGTAGTAGATGTAACACGGGCTCATCCCCTTTTATTCGGTATCACGAATCACCCATTGGTTTTTTGAAATGCTCTAGCAAATTCGTTCAGCACATCAATGACCGTATGCGCCACAATCACCGGGCCTTTCCATTCGAGTGCAAATTTTTTCTGTCCCGTTTTCAATTGGCCATTCCCGTCTTTCACTTCCACCAGTAAGTTACGACCGTTGCGCGCCACCACCAAATCTGGAAAACCGTTGCCGACCATTGAGCAATTCGCCACCGTGAAATTACATTGCTCCAATTCGCGAATAAGTTCAGCTTGATTTGTATCCACGCGATGAGTTCTATGCATCTGAACTACGCCGAATCAATCTTCAACATGTGGAATTAATAAATAACCTAAAAATTCATACTTGCCATTACGCAATCGGTTGAAGCCGTACTTGCGGCACTGTGTTGCATGCGTCGCTTTGAGGCGCGCAAGGTCTGCGCGGTAAACGCGCATGGTGCGCAGTGACGGACGATGCTCACGATAAAAATCCGCGAGTTTGGTTAAGCGTTCAGCAATATCGTCAAGCGTTGGCAATGTCATGGTTACAGCGTTCATGCGTTCGCCTCATTCACCAGGCGCGCCGCAAGGATCGCCGCACGCTTGCGCCTGGTAGCGCGGCGTACCGCGCGCGCCACCGGCGCAACGCGTGGCGACTCCAACGCCCCCACGCCATAGCGCTTGCCGTAGACGGCGCGCGCTGCGCTATCTTCAGGAAAATACCTAAGATGGTGGGCAAGGGCCCGCTGCTTGTTCGCGATAGTTTTCATGGGCTGCGCGGCGTAGTGCGCCTTGCGTTTTGCCACGCGCATGACCTTCCACGCGCCGCGCTTCGGCGCTGCTGATTTGGTCTCGATTTCAATTTTGCGGGGATTTTCTTTCATGGGCTTCCTTCGCCAGCTGCGCAACGCTGCGCGCCGGTCGCTGGTTAAGTTCAAGCTTGATGCTGGTGATATACGCGCCCACCGATTCCTGCGGCCAGGGCGCGCGATAGCCAATCGATGCTGCAAGGGCCTTCGCTTCTGCCCACTCAGCGGAATGATCGGGGGCCGTGGGCGCGTGCTTGCCGTTGGTCTTACTCGGCGCAAACAATCCCTGGTACCCATTCGCTATCGAGTAATCGACCGCTGTGCGTTGCGCTGGGCCCATGCTGGCCAGGCGCTTGGCGACGGCCAGCAGGGAGGCAGCGCGCAGTGGTTTTTTTATTTCCGTTCGGTACGCCAGCCAAACATCAAACGCGGCTTGGTCCAAACCTTCCACCGTCACAACGTCGCATTTTTCTTTTGTTTGTTTTTCTTTTCTTCTCTTAAGGTCTTGGTCTTGGTCTGGTAACGCTTTTGTAACGCTTGAGCGTTTCAGTGTTGCATCTGCCCTGTAACGGTGTAGCGTTACGCGCTTATTGGTCAGCGCGCGGGCCTTCGCAGTGGTGCCATTATGTACATGAAAATTGGGCAAAAGTACGTGATTGCTGTCGATGACTTGAAGCCAATCGCGCGGCAAGTTTTGGCAGAAGTTTTGGATGCCGATGACTTGGTCTATGCCCTCAGTTCCGATGGGCAACACGTCGTCATCACCGATGTGCGTGTCTGCAATCATCCACAATCGTGCGATAGCGCCTAACGCCAGCGTTACACCATGTAACGCTGGACCGTTACATAGATTCAGCGCCAGCTGATACAGGCGCGGGTCCGTCAGCAAATCCTTCTCAAGCTTTATCCACCCATTCATGCGCTCACCCTTTGTGCTGTAGTTGCACGTCGTGACTTCGGCACCCGCGTGCCCGCTTGGCTTGGATACATTTCAGCCCTGACTTGCAACCGGCCCCCGGTGATGACTTGCAGTTTGTAGGCAGCACCCTGCGGCACTCTGTCGGGCCATTGATGAACGGCACTGCGCGAAATGCCCAACGCTTTGGCCGCTGCGTTGTAGGATTTGAAATGTTTTTTCACATCAACTTTGCGCATTTCAATCTCACTAATCTGAATTACATCTAGTTACATTTCACTCCATGGCACAGCATGGCACAGCATGCGCAAACACCTATTTTTATAGGCTTTGCTGCTTGTCTTGGAATTTGCAGCAAGTGATAATCCTTATCCTTACCGTTCGTCAAGTTGATTGTTGACAACGGTGGAGACCGGGGTGTACACATGACTTACTCCCTCGTTTCTCCCACGCCGCAACTATTGCGCCGAAGGCACACGCATGCACACCGTGACCGCTATTGCACTGTGGATCATCGCTGTAATTGTTGGCGCGTTCGTGTTGACCATTGTGGTGAGCATGGTCATGGATTGGTACGTCAGAGCGCGCATGTTGCGCGGCATGCATGTGCTGTACCGGCCTACACGTTTCAATAAGTCGGGCAAGGAGACGAAATATGATGAACGAATACGGTGACAACACCCGCGTCATGAGCCCGCCAGCGGCGGCAAAGTCCACGCTGCTTGCAATCATTGAGCGCGCAGCGAATTCACCAGAGTTTGATTTGGACCGGCTAGAAAAATTATTGATTCTGAAAGAGCGCTGGGATGCGAACGAAGCGCGCAATGCATACATTGCCGCCATGGCTGCCTTCAAAGCCAATCCACCGAAGATTTTGAAAAATAAACACGTGGCCTATCGCAATAAGGCTGGGATGCTGACTGAGTACGACCACGCCACGCACAGTGAAGTGGTTGAGAAAATCGCGGCAGGCCTGGCCGCTCATGGGCTATCGCATTCATGGGGCATCGTTCAGTCAGACGGCACCATTGAGGTGACTTGCGCGGTCACCCATGTGGGTGGTCACTTCGAGCGCGCCACCTTGAAGGCCGTTGCCGATGACTCTGGCGGCAAGAATTCTATCCAGGCCATTGGCTCAGCCATCACTTACCTGCAACGCTATACGCTGCTGTCGGCCACGGGCCTTACCAGCGCAGACATTGAAGACACCGATGGACGCGTGATAGTCGAGCCTCCGCAAGCCCCCACTGATGCGTGGGTCTCACTCCGCGATGCTGCGCAAGAGGGCAATGAGGCGCTGAAGCGCGCATGGCGCGCGCTCTCCCAAGAAACGCGTGACCTTATCAGCCAGCACCACACTGCCGAATGGACGGCGCTGAAGGCTCAGGGGGCGCAGAAACCATGAGTAACTTCACCGTCATCAATGCCGAGCAACGCAGCCCCGAATGGCTCAAGGCGCGTGCTGGCCGTCTCACGGGCTCCCGCGCTGCGCTAGTCACGGTGAAGGGCAAAGGGGACAAGGAATCAATCCAGCGGCGCGACTACCGGCTACAGCTGGTGTCGGAGCGCATCACCGGGGAGGCGCAAGAGAACTTTTATTTCAACTCAGATATGCAACGTGGAATTGACTTAGAGCCCGTGGCCTTCGCGCGCTATGAATCACTCACCGGTGAATTGGTGAGGCGCACGGGCTTTCTATCTCACAATGAATTAATGATTGGCTGTTCCTTGGATGGTGACATAGGGGAGTTTTCCGGCATTATCGAGTTGAAGTGTCCGAAGATGGCCACGCATTTGGGCTATCTCGGCAATCCCGCCAGCCTCATCAATGAATACCAGAATCAAGTTGCGCATAACTTGTGGGTAACGGGTGCCGCATTCTGTGACTTGATTTCATTTGATGACCGGCTGCCAAGGTCAAAGCAAATGCTGCGCGCGCGTGTCGAGCGCTACAACGCGGGCCTGGATGATTACATTGCGGCCGCGACCGCATTCCTATTGGAAGTGGACGATGTCTACAACCAAATCATGAGGGAGGACGCAGCGTAATGGGCGCGAAATTTGACAACAGCATGCAAGGCGTTTTGTTTCCGAATGACAAAGGAGGCAATGAGAAGCGGCCCGACTACAGCGGCCAATGCGAAATTGCATGTACCAAGTGCAAACATCCCAATTTGTTTTGGATGTCAGGCTGGAAAAATTTCAGCCGCACACGCATCCCATTTTTGAAGATTCACTTTAGAGAAAAAATACCTAAACCAGCGGGCAGCGAAGCAAGCGAAGGCTTCAATGATGAAATTCCGTTCTAACAATTTGGTGGGATATGGCAGACCCAAAAATCATACAGTTTCCCCATGCGGCAAAAATTTACGGTGGTGACCGGAACATCATCGCGGAGGTAATGACCATTACGCCGCGCGATGCTACTGAATGGCTGCGCTGCAATCGAAACAACCGGCCCGTGCGCAAGCGCCACGTTGAGTTTTTGGCGCAAGAGATTCTTGATGGCAATTGGCAAGTGAATGGCCAGCCCATTGTGATAGCCGAAGATGAGCAAGTATTGGACGGGCAACATCGATTATTTGCCATCGTTGAGGCAGGTAAGTCCATCAAGTCGATGGTGGTGTACGGCATCTCCCCAGATGCCTTCAAAACTATCGACACGGGCGCGGTGCGTACCGGGGCAGATGCCTTGTTTCTGTACTTCCCACAGGTACAGCATTACATCGTCAAAGCCTGCGCGACAGCAGCACAATGGTGCTCACGCATGGATCGCAAGGCGATTGGCCATGGACGGTTGTCCAACACTGCCGTGATTGAATACGTGAAGGAACATCTATCGATGCTCCAATGTGCGGAAACACTTCAAGGCTATCCACATGAGGCGCGGCCCCTGTCATTGGGCTGCGGCGTTGCGCTGTATGAGATGTTTCAGCGTAAGAACCAAGACGATGCCAGCCGCTTTATGCGGCGGCTGTACACGGGTGAGGACATCATACGGTCGGACCCCGAATACATCCTTCGCGCCGCATTCATCCGTGATGCCGCCCAAGTAGCCAAGTACCCGCTGGCCATTCGCATGCGTATGGTTATCAAAGGGTGGAATTGGTCCCGCCGCAAGCAAGAGGCACCCGCGACACGCAACACCGTGACGGTTCAGCCGAGTGATGACCAAAAAATAGTGATTTACTAAGGTGAGTGCCATGCCAGAGCTTGTGATTGATGACCCCTGCATGACACTGAAGGAAGCCGCGCCGCTCTTCGGGATGACCTTCCTAGCCGCGCAGAATGCCGTATACCGGGGATACTTCCCCGTGCCGACCCAACGTAGGGGTAGGCATCGCGTCGTCTCTAAGAAGGTTATCAAGGCTTACCTGCGGCGGCAGGATGCCAAGGCAATGCTTGAATGGAGAAAGATGCGGGACGGGGGCGGCCCCCCGTCCCACAACGGCCTTAAGCGGCCTTGACGCCTTTGCGCTGCTGCGCCGAAGGTCCACGGTGAAGATCGGCAGCCTTACGGTGGGTGTACTTGCGCAACATGTCCCACTTCTTATGGCCTGAGACTAAGGCTACTTCATCAATCTGGTAGCCCTCTTCAAACAGCCGCGAGATGCCCTCATGGCGAAAATCATGGAAGTGAAAATCTTCTATGCCCACTTCCTTGCAGATGAAGCCGAAGCGCTGGCAAACATAATTACGCTTATAGGGAAATATTTTGCTGTTATTGCCCTTGGTCTTCTGCCGCTGGATGATGTCGTAAGCGCCGTTTAGCAACGGTATCTCTTGGTTATTGCCTTCCTTGTTCTGTGGGTCTTTCCGATCTTTGATAATAACTGTGCGTGTCAAGTCATTCACGTGACGCCATTCCAAGCGCAGAATTTCACCAATGCGCAAGGTTGAAGCAATGGCAAAGTCCATGATGTCTGCGAAGGGGACGTGTGTCTCCATGGTGTTGGCGAAGGCCTGCATTTTCTCCAATTCACCGGGCTGCAATCGACGGGTACGGCTGCGACCGCTACCCACGGTCTTGTCATCCTTCAGCTGTTCAAGCGCCTCATGGTACGCATCCCAATTGACCGTTACATTCCAGCGCCGCTTTGAAGTCTTCAGCGCCGTGGTGATGTAGGTCAGATAGCGCCGCGCCGTGGCCCGGTTGATTTTGTTGCCCGTGTGGCCATGGCTCCACCCTTCGACGGTATCGAGCCACCATTGCGTATTCATGTCGGCAATATCGACGTGAGCAAAGTCACGCATGAAGCGCCGATACAGGCACTCAGTACACTGGACCGTGTAGGGACGCGTTTCCTTGTAGCGCTCCAAATACTTGCCCATGATTTGGCCCAAGGTGAGCCCGCCAGCATCGACCACGCGCGTGGTCAGCTTGGTCTCTTCAGCTGCCGCCCATGCCTTGGCGTCGCGCATCGAATCAAATGATTTGGTGGCGGCAGGCATGCCGACCTTGCGCACTACTGCGCGCACCTTGTTACCTCTCTTTACAAACGTTGCCATGACTAATATTCCTTTCTCTGTTTGGTGCAATTTGATGGTACAGATTTGGTACATTTTTAAAATACCAATTCGGCGAAACCTCTATAAATCCAGCGTAATTCAGATGATTAAAAAGTAACCAGATTTAAGTATTTCCCGAGGAATATAGAGTAAGGGAGCCTGGCCGTGGACGCAACACGAAAATTGAGCCTTGTGAATCATCAACTTACAGGGGGGTGGTAACAGTTTTGGAGCTTTTTATCTCAAATCGGGCTTAGTTTGGCCTAACTGAGATGCGCCCAAGTTACGATTAATGGAGGGATGGCGGCGCAAGTTTTCTTGACGTTTTTGTAGCCTAATGCTGGTGCGCTGCGCTAAGGTAGATATACCAACGGCCACTTAAAAAGGAGCAATGGTTTTGGCGCATGTCGCGCCACGAAAGGAGTATGCATCTGTGAAGTGTCCAACTCTCAATTGCCCCAATGTCCTTGTGGGCCATGCTAGAAGAAAATTCTGTTCAAACTGCCGCCAATCAATGGCGTATCACTCTAAGAAACGTCCAGCCGAAATACTGGACTACACCAAACGCTTGGGTAAATTTTTGTTCCGTGCTGAACACATAGACGAACGGCGCGAAGACATCACCCAATTGTCAGCCTATCGACGCGATAAGAGGAATAAACGAAATGGCCGAAGCTAACGCATCTGAAGCCCCTGAGACTGTTGCCATGGTTGCGACAGATAGTAAGGGACGCAAGATAGTCCCACGCCGTGACTTCTCAACCGAGTTCAAACGCAAAGCCGTTGAGAGGGCCAAGAAATACAAAGGCCCGATAGCGCATCTGGCGAAAGAGATGAACATTCATGCCACGGTATTGCGGCGCTGGATAACCGGGGACGTAGGCAAGGCCAGCAAGGCCAAGCCTACCAAGGTCAAAGGCGTCAGCGTGTTGGCGAGTGGTGTCAAAGTCTATTCAGATGACTTCAAGCGCAAAGCCGTTGAGCGTTGGAATAAAGGCAATGAAACGCTGGAAGTGATTTGCAAGGATTTGAAAATCTCCACCAGCATGCTTTCAGCCTGGCGCAGAAAGCTATCGCCTGAAACATCAAAGAAGGCTAAACGCCGATCCCATCACGCTAAACACATCTTGCCACCTAGCGCCAATCCTACCGTCAGCAGATTCCCGCTTGAGTTCAAGCAAGCCATTCTAACGAGAATCGCAAAGGGTGAGCGCATCACGGACATTGGCAAGGAGATTGGCGTCACGCCAAGCGGCATTGATTACTGGCGGCGAACGATTGGCGGGAAACGCAAATACATGAAGGGGCGCGGCCAGGCTGTCGCTAATGCTCTTGGCGTGCCCTTTGATGCCAGCGGGGCCAAGATGGCAGGCCCAATCAGTGTAGGCATGCGCGATGCCGTCTCCTTCCTAAAACACGCACGCGATGAGGCGACTAAAATGCTTCAAACCGGTGTCATAAAGGAATTTGACCAAGCCCACTTGCTGGCTATGATGGCTCTTAATTCACTGACTAAATGATTATGTGGATACGCGTAATTAGAAAAGGAGTTCCAATGCTTATTTTAACGCGGCGAGTGAATGAAACGGTGATGGTGGGGAATGACGTGACTATCACAATCTTAGGGGTGAAGGGGAATCAGGTACGCATTGGCGTGAATGCGCCCAAAGATGTGGCAGTACATCGGCAGGAAATTTACGAGAGGATACAAAACGAAGGCAAGGAAGGTGGCGAAGCTAAGTCAGGGAATAGGTAACTGTTCCCTGGCATGACTTGGTGCCGCTGGCCGTCCAGTTTACAGCCGGAAAGGAAATTCCAATCGATGAATTTCCCGGTATCATCGCAGCATAGCCACCGGCCGTATTCACGCCATTATTTTGAATGGTGGCGACTGAGCAAATTTGCGTGTGCAATGGCTGTAGGAAGGCGGGCAAGCCCGCAATATTGAAAATTGCGGCATTGCTCGTGCCTGTTATCAAGGGCAGCACCAGCGTGACTATGGGCCCCTGCAATACCCACTGAATGGTAGGCGTGAGTACCACAGTAAAGCCTGTCGTGGTCGCCGCGAAACTGCCCTGACTGCCGCCAGTCCCGTTGCCCGGTATTTGATCCACCGTCCAAATGGGACTAGCTGCCGAGTCTTGCAGCACGAATTTATAAGTGAGCCGTGGATCAAGCCACACGTTTGCTTCGCCGCGCGAGTTCAGCACCACGGGGTTTGTGTTTTGTGTGGTCTGCGTCGAATCCACCCACGTAGCTTGTGGCGTAGTGGTGCCCGCTACATAGGTGAAGAGCAAGCCCCCGACCAAGGGTAGGCCCTGGTTATTGAAGCCACGGAAGACGGGGGACGGCGATAGGACAGTGGTCACGTCAGCCCACCCGGTAGCCAGAGAACTGGCTTGATTTGCCGTCGCCAAACATAAAGAAGCCACCACCGGGGTTTGCCGTCTGAACTGAGATTTGCATGGTGTCCCCAGCGTTCATGACAAATTGCGCTGTGGCTCCGAATGCTCCACTGGTGTTGGCTGGCACAGCGGCCCCACCGGCTGGCGCGCCTAAGAATTGGCCGACCGTCGGCCAAAATTGCCCAACACTGAAAAGCCCGTTCTTACTAAAAAAGATGCTGGGCGCAAGGAATGAACTTGCAGGGCTTTCCATAGCGACAATGCACGTGAACTGATAAATGCCCGTGGTGGGCGCAGTGAAGAGCCCAGTGCCGGTGTTGTAGACACTGTTTTGATTTGCCGTGACGGCATCAAACAACGCGATGGTAATGGCATTGGGTGGAAATGTTTGATTGCCTGCGCCAATCGATCGATTGGCAATAAATAAACTCTGCGCCGCTGCCGATGAATAGCCTGAAGAGATGAGCAACCAATTGCCATTGAAGTACATGACATTGGCCACTTGATTGGCAAACAGCTGGCCAGCCGTCAGCGGCGCGCCGCCTTGATTCAATATCGGAATAGGGCCAAGGCCATTCACGTTGAGAGTGCTGGGCCCGGTGTTGGTATTCGCCGGTATCCAATAAACTACGATGCCATTCACCAGGCTGGTGAAGTTAGAAACAAAATTCAACACGTAGCTATTTGCAAAGCCCGTATCAGTGCCACCGAAGAGGGTAAGCAGCTGAGAATTGAAAAGCTGATCCACCGTCCATATCGGGTTACCAAATCGATCTTGCAGCACAAACTTGTAGCCCACGTTTGGCGTGAGCCAGACTTGCGCCTCTCCCCGAGAATTCAAGATGATCGGGTTTGTGTTCGGGGTGCCCCCCGTCGAATCTGTGTAGGTGGCCACCGGGGTGCTGGTGCCTGCGCTATAGGTAAATAGCTTGCCGCCCACCAGGGGCGCGCCGCTATTGTCCCAGCTACGAAATTGGGCATTTGGAGCTAGGAAGGCGGCAGGCATGGTGATTTAGGTCACTGTTAAGTGTGCTTATCTCGCGTTATAATCGGGGCCGGTTTCACGTTTCTGAGGTCTCGCAAATGGTCTGGTTTTTCGCTGCTGTCGTTTTGTACTTCGTCATTACTCACGCTGGCTTTCGCAAGTTCTGCTTGTGGTCAGTCGGAGTGGTCGCTGGCTTAGGCATCATGGCCGCGATACTGAACTACTTGCCCCACGCGCCTTATTGAGCCCCGCGCCAGGGGCCGTCACTTCGTTTGCCCACTTCAATTTTTCTGCCGCAATAGCTTCCTTCTCTGCCACTGATTGCGCCGCCGCCTTTGCCGCCGCGCGGTTTCTTAAAAACACTTCACCCATTGTCTTGGCCGCGCCACCAATTGGGCCAAGCTTCGCCGCCAGCGCACTGGTGCCGATGTTTGCCGCTGTGCTGAATGGCGTTGCCCCTTTAGCCCTGGCCTGCGCAGCTTCGGCCTGCGCACCCCTGCGCGCATTGGCTATATCAGTGGATGAGTTATTGACGAATGAGCCAGGGGGCTGTTCATTGATGTTGCGCGATACATTCGATAGGCGCTGTGTCACTTCGGCAGACTTTGGCAGCAAGACATCTGCCTTTGCGTCCATGGCCTTGCGCGCCTTGATATAAGAGGCAGATTGAAATTTACCGATACCATTGGCATCGACGCCAGCCGAGTCACGTAATTTATTTAGCGCTGAGCCTTCGATTGCGTCGGCAAAATTCTCATTCTTGCCCATGATGCCGCGCGTACGGCTGATATTCGCGGTAGATGCCGCGTCGCCACTGCCCAAAAAATAACGGTCCATGAAGTTGTTAGCAAGCGGCGAGGCTTCACCCACTTGATGACGGCCATTCACGCGCGCCACATTGTCATTGACCACGGCCTTATAAGCCGGGATGCGCTTGATGTCCTCAAAGCGCGCAGCGGCAGCCTGGCGCGCATCATCGGCAAGCGCTCTGTACTGCGCTGCCTTTGGTCCCGTCATGGGAATATCATCCAGTGCTTTGCGCACCAGGCCCACGGCATAGGAAGTGCTGCCATCACCAGCCCGGTCAGCTTTGCGTATTTCATCGGCCAAGATGCTGCGATAATTTTCAAAATTATCGAAACTCATTTCCCCACCAGCATCTTTGACCTTGTCCATGATCTTGCGCACTGGCCCTGGTACATAGTCCTCACGGTTAGCCTTGGCTAGCGCGGCATCTGCATTGTCCACCCATGTGGTGCCATCCACCGGCATGTTGCCGCCATTGGCATCGGCTAGTTTTTTGTACTTGCCGGAAATGGCATCCATGCGCGCATTGTCCATTGTCTTGATTTCATCGATGGCAGCTTGACCATGCTCAACGTTCGAGCGCTGGACAGCGTTAGGCGTGGCTTCCCTGCGAATCTCTTGGATGTTGTCCACCAGCTGCGCGTTCTGCTTAGCATCACTCTCAGCCAATACGCCACGCGTATCAGGATCGCCGCGCATGTTTTTCTCATCTGAGAAGCCTTGCGCATCACGCGTAGCTTGCGCCTCACGCAAATCAATAGGCACGGGCAGCGATTGCGCCTCTATGTGCCGGTCCATTGCTTCAGTATTAATCGGCCCATTCCGCGCAGCTGTGGCCACTGACTCTTGAAATGGTTTGGGCAGCTGGGAAATGTCAGGAGGCACCCTAGCTGCGCCCTGGCTGGTAGGCTCAGCCTCATAGGCCTTATTGACTGCTTCCTGCGGCGTACCCACTTTCGGTGGTGGCGCTTCTGGTGGTAGCGGCTCAGCCTTGCGAAAGATTTTCGGGATGACTTTAGGGGCAACGCCACCCACCAGATTTGGCGCTTGCTCTACAAATTCTTGCGTGCCGCGCTCAATGCCACTGGCCACCGGCTCAGGGAATCCCAAAGCAGCAGCCCCCGCGCCAGCTTGCTTGGCAATGGGCTTGCCGACAGCGCGCACAGCCTGGCCAGGAAGGCCCAGCACTTGATTTATGGCTTGCCCTGAAGCGCTGCGCGGCTGATAGGTATATTTTTCTTGGATCGATCTTTGAAAGCCTGGCACGTCCGAATCATCGACATTGCCGCTCAAAGCATCGTAGGCCGTGGCCGCTAAGCCCATGACATCTGATGCCACCTTTGCGCCAAAGCCCGTGACCATTGATACGCCGCTTTCGATGGCACCAGCGCCAGGAGTCAAGCTAAGTGGCGCTGTCGCGTGCTTGCTCCACCAATCAGTATCAGCGGCTGCTTCAGCCCTTGTCCCCGCCGATGTCTTGATGGTCTTCCCCTTCGCGCGCTGTGCAAGGTCATCATTGCCTATATCTTCGGGCGCTTCTGGCGTTGCCTGCGCGGCGCGGCGCGCCAGATCATCGTCCATGTCGTCAGCTGTAGCGCTCAAGGCAATATGCCCTGCGAAAGCTTTTTCAAGTTCAGCCGCTTCTGATGCAAGTCAGCGGCTTCAGCTGGTGTCAGGTTAGCGGCGAAGTCTTTCGCTTCAGCTGCCGAATCTGGGTCACTCTTGCCGCGTGCCTTCGCATTGCCATAGAGATATACACGCGGGTCAAAGTTCGCGGCCCATGCCGCCTGGAATGCCGGGTACTTGGACAAGTCTTGATTGACGCCGGTGCCGATGATTTTGTCCAGGCCTTGACGATACTCATGCCCGCCTTCAGTCAAAGCATTGGATAGCTTCACCTTGGTCTGCAAGGCCTTCGGTTCATAGGTGGTCTTTCCCGTGGCCCCTGCCGCTGTTTCAAGGCCCGCGTTGGTTGAAGGCAAGTGCATGCTGTCGCGGCTCATTGCAATCTGCCGTTCCAGCATGGCATCGATGGTCTGATAGTCAGAGACAGCATTGCCACCAAAGGGCCCAGCGACGGCACCCAGAGCGCTATGCCACGCTTGCGTGCCTGGCCCGGTCTTGGTGTCTTTCGACAAATCCAAGATTGCATTATTGATGTGCTTGTTCAAGCCATAGCTATTGTCCGTCTCACGCGCAGTCACAATGCCTTTCTCAATCTCTGCTTGCTGTGGGACGGGCTGCATGTATTTGACGCGTGACTGTGGTGGCGCAGCTGGTGGCGCTGGCCTTGCCCCTGGCGCTGGTGGCCGTTCTGGTGGTGTCTCTTCGCCAAGTGGCGTGAGATTGCCGCTAGCCACATCAAGGATGAATTCGCGATTATCTTTGTCCTTAACAATCCTGCGCTCTGGTGGGATGCCTTCCTGAAAGCTCTGGCCGACATTGCCACCTACCGGCACACCCGTAGCATAGGGATTGGTGTTGATGATTTGGCCACGGTTGCCAGGAACTTGAATTCTCAAACCACCAGGCTTGCGCAATTCCACTTGTCCCTGCGCATCCATGCCCTGCGCTTGCAGCTGTTGCAAATACTTCGGCAAGTCGCCGCGCTTCTTTGGATCTTTCTGCAAGGCATCAAGCCCTGCTTCCCACTGCCTGATGGTGCCCTGAGCATTCGGCCCCAGCTGATCGGGTGCGCCCAAGGCTTCGAGCTTGCCCTTGACCGTGGCGTAGCCGTTATCAGAGCCCGCTTGTACTTCAGGGTCAGACAATACTGAGCCCACCCCTTGGATGATGGCTCCCAGCTGATTGCTACCGAATTGCAGCAAGTCATTATTGTTTTTGATTTGCCCCGATTTGATTTGGTTTAGCGTCTCATCGATCAGCGGCTTGGCGTTGCCAGCGGCCTTGTATGAATCCATTTTGTGGACACTATCAAGGTCCACCGTGTGATCTTTGCCCATGTGTTCAAGGGGATCAAAGTCCATGAAAAAATTCTGGTGACCGTTCAGCTGCTCTGTTTTTATTTGCTCTTGCTGTAACTGCTGCGCTTGAACCTGCAAGGCTTGCTGTTTCTGCTGAAGCCCAAGAATGCTGTTCATCGTGCCGAATACATCGGGCGCTTGAACTTGAGCCCCTACCGGAGTGATGCCGCCTAGTTCAGCCATTAGGGTACCGGTGCCGGTGGTAGATTGAGGGGCACGCCTTCAGCGCCAGCACCCCACCCAGCTGTGCCGCCTGAGAGTGCCGGGGAATTCATCGGCACAAAGCCACCACCCCCATACTGCGCCCAGAGCGCTGCATTGGTGGCACCACTGCCCAAGGAATTGGCCGCGCCCACTATGCCGCCCGCCTGAGCCGTGCCGATGTTTTGCGCTGCCTGGCCAGCTGTGCCCGCCAGATTCGTATTGACAGCAGCCTGGCCACTGGCCGCCGCTTGGCCAAGCCCAGCGATAGAGTTCAGCCGGTTGAATGTGTTCATTTGCTGCGTCTGATATTGGCCAAAGGCATTATTAAACGATTCATTCGCCAGGCCCGAATTGAAAGAAAGCAAATCTTTCATGGCGGAACCTGACAGCGCGCCTTGCGCCCCTGCGTCTTGGTTGATGACGCCTTGGTCACCTTGCTGGCGTACAAACTGATACGCCGGGGAATACTTCTGAAACGTGTCAGCCGTGAACGGCGCATTCAGGGAACCAAAGCCACCATTCCCCGCGCTCACTCCATCAGGCAAAGTGCCTGCCGTCGCGCCTTGCTGTGGCCCTAAGCCTTCGAGGTATTGCAGCTGCTTGAGCGCGCCCTGGCCCGCTTGGTTGTAGGGCTGTTCAAGTGAAATGTTTTGCTGCTGCTGTTGTTGCGCAATGTTCTGCGCATTCTTGGCAGCACTAGACTGCTTGTTAGCTGAATAGACAGCCGCGCCAGCACCAATGACAGCAGCACCACCGATGGCAGTAGCTACGCCACTCATAGCAATAACCTCGTTTCAACTGCTTCGCCTAAGTGAATGAGTTCGCCGATTGATTCAAAAATGTCGTTTTCCAGCCAATCAATGTCACGTATCTCATCTGGATTGGGGTGCAAGGTGCGGCCCAGTACATCGCTGACCGTGTAGAAAACCATGTGATAGCCAGGCGTCGTGTGAACGGTGAACGGGGCTTCAATCGTTCGTTTGTCATCTGGCGTAATGTGAATCACCTGGCCCTTCACTAGCTGGCACTCATGCCCGTAGATGTGCGCGCGACCCAAAAAAAGCGTGTCGGCAGGTATAAACATCTCCCGTATGTAAATGCCTTGTTCAAAGCGATGCGTTACAGGGCATTCCACTTGAGGCTGTTTCAAAAACTGCACAGTGAGGTAAGCAATTTTTTCCTTCCAAGCTAATTCTGGTAATGCATCCCATAGCTCTAGCTGGCTCATGAGTTACGGCTGACAGCCAGCACTTGCCTATAGTCCACTGTCATCTCGGTTCCTTCGGTGATGTCGCGCGATGCGATGAAGTTCAACGTGTCACCGTCGCGCACCACCGTGGCGTTTGGATTCATTGAGTGATTGGCATAGCGGCCAGCTGCCGAGCGCTCAGCGCCAATGCGCGCCGGTGCAATCACGTCACCGGGCCGGAAGTCTTGGGTGACAAACACCCCCAAGCCATCGATGTCAGAAAAAGTGATGAGGAAATGGCCGTTGCATGGCATGACATCGTCAAGAGACTCAAACAGCGGGCGCAATTCTTTCTCAAGTTGCGTCCAGCCTTCAGCCTCAATCATCTTGTGATAGGCAACGCGCTCTTGAACATTCACAGTGGGACGAAGGTCATCACGGGCTTGACGGTGTAAGTCACTCGGATGACATCACCTTGCGCCACCACGATGGTGCCGCTGGTTTGCCCGGTGTTGATGTTGGTGCCAGACCGGTTCAATTGCACCAGGCTCACGGTGCCCCCTGACAGCATCACCATGCCCTTGCGCGGAGCCGTGAACACAAAAGGAGACGGCAGCACGGTCACCGGTGATTCATTCGCCGGTGGCTCTCCCGTCTCATTCGCTTGGAAATATCGGTACCAAGTTGAATCGTTCTTATTGCCTGGTGTCCATGCTTGCGTGTAAGTGGGAACGATACGAAATTGCGCCATAGTTATTCCGCGTACATGGTTGCGCCGATGATGTCGCGCTGAACTGGATCAGAGAATGAGGCTTCCCAAACGCGATCACGCGCGCGCCCGAGCAAGCGAAAGATGGCCCGGTGCTTGGTTGCGCCAGCTGCGCCAATGCTTGACCAATGCTCGCTAGACCACGTAAAGCCACCATCGTCAGACCATCGCAACATGACTTGAGGGTCTTGCCCTTGGCCCGTTTGCAGACCCACGCCAGGGGTAAATTCAATTTGCAGCTGAGCAATGAACACGCGCTCCCGCGTGGCCTTGCTCCACACGTGCGGCGTTCGGCGCACACATACTAAGGGCTGCCCAGCATCCGTGAAATACTGCCGCGACATCTGCAACACTTGGCCCGTTTGATAGTCGCCGACTAGCCGAAGGTCAGCGAAGTCCATGAAGCAATTGGAACGATGCCGGTGAAATTGCCCAGTAGTGGGGGTGAACGAAGCGCGCTGATGCCAAACGCCAGCGGTCAAGTCAAAGCACCAAGTAACATCGGCTGTAGGGAAGATGAGCATATAAAATAAATGCCCGTCCTCTTCGTAGCCATAGCCAATGGCGTCATTCACCACGGGGTAACTTGCTATTGCATGCTCCACGGCATGCGTTGAGATGCGCTTGAAACTGTACTGATCTTGCATGATGACAATGTTCTGGCCTTGCTCATTGCGGCCCAGCCAGACCAATGTCGCGCCAGCGCGCGTGATTGAATGCACAGCGGCGCAGCCCACTTGTGGACCCACGCCAGGGATGCGCTGAAAGGGAAAGTTAGTGCCGCCCGCGTTGAACCATACTTCCGATGTGCGTTCGCCGACTAACCAAAGCTCACGATTGTTTTCATACAGCGTGATTAGATTATCGGTGCTGGAATCTTTGAGCGCGAAAAAGGCACCAGGGAAAAGCAGCTGATATGGTGTTGGTCCCGTGGTGTAGAAGGTGCGCGTACCAGGGTCATTGAATATCAACCATCCTTCAATGAAAGCAATGCGATCAGACCCTAAAAATCCAGGGTCCGTGATTTGGCCAAACACGGGAACATGCAAGGTCAGCGTGTCATTGGAAGGGCCCGCAATCGCGTTCAAGCTCATCACAAAAGTCAGCGCGACCGTATCGACAGACAATAAATGTTCATTCGCGGGCAGCGAGCCCGTGCCCGATGTCAGCGTGGCATTCGGTGTAATTATCAGGCCTGGTGGCAGTGAGCCAGGGAATGCCGCGTTGACACTGGCCGCTGTGAGATTCGCCAAGAAAACTACATTCTGTGGCACGCCAGACAACAAATAGTAATAGGCATAAATGCCATCAACCATGACGGCATAGCCGCCTAGGCCGTTGGTCAATACGCCATTATCACGAATAATCACCGGGCCAGAGTTGGTTAGCAAGGTGCCGACTGCTGTAATCGAGAATTGCGCAATAGATGTCTGTGTCGCAGGTACGGTGATTTTCATCACGTAGCAAGTATTGCCCGCGACCACCAAAGCTTGCTGCGAGCCTGGCAGCACCCACATGCCGCGTACTTGAGTGTTTGCAGCTGTCCCCGCTACTTGATTCAAGCCAGGGCAGCCGAGCAAGGCCAGCTGTTCTTTGGCTGTCGGCATGGGGTCCATTTCCACATACCAATTAATCAGCCGCTGAGCATCCTGCAACGTCATTGGCGCTTCGTAAGACCCACCTACAAAGCCAAAATCTGAGCCGTTATACAAAGCCGCCCCGAATGATCCAGCCCGCGTCATTGGTCTGCGCGCGCGCTATCGCTGAATCAAAGCGCAGCGTGACCACTGGCGTGGCGTTCGTGCCCTTGAGCAAATCCCGCGCATCCTTCGCTTGTGTAATCAGCTGTGGGCTAGGCGTCTTGCCGTAGATCGGCGCAAGCTCAAGCGCCAGCAATTTTTTCAGCGCACGGGAATAGCCTTGCGGCAGGGAATACGTGTCCGTGGTCAGAAACCACTTGGTGATAATTAGGTCTGAGAAAATATGGCCCGTGTACGCGGCTGATGGTGCCGGGTAGACATACAACGTCCCAAAGGGAAACGTGGGCTGATAGCTCGCTATGTACGGCCACGGGCCTTGGACATTTTTTAATAGTTCCTCTTTGTATCGATCAAAGGAAACCATCTCAAACGCGTAATCTAAATTTGAATTGCCCGATGTAGTCGCGCGCGTAAAGCCATCCCTGAAACGCAAGGGGCGCGCCATGGGAATGTTGCCAGGCACGGTGTAGTTGATTGCGTCAGGATTGATGGCAGGGGTAACAGCCGCTGGCGCGGACAGCGTGAGTGAACTGACACCCACGGAAACCACCGTGATAGGCACGGGAACCAGTGCAGTGCCGGAAGTCAGCACGCCACCGGTGTCAGTGAGAATGCTGCCGAATACAATGTCTGTCGGCATGGGCGCAATGCCGGTGATGACATTGCTACCACCGGTGACCGTGCCCAAGAAGGTGCCAGCTATTGGCTGCCCTACCGTGTATTGAAACTGCCCAGCCACCCACGGGAAAATCGTTTCAATTTGCGTGTAGATAAACGTCTCATCGTTCGCGAGACTTTCAGTTAGGTCATTGAGGGAGTTCAGGCCCACTTGCGCATCAGCTGCGTTCACAGCTTCGCCGGGGGAATAGGAGTTGAGATTAAGTAGCGCGCCTTGAATGATGTCTAGCGCTGTAGCCATTTAGACTGTCCCGTCATAAGTGTAGGAAAGAAGATGCGCGTGGCGAATCACGGTGAGCGTTACTAATTCCAGCGGCGGCACCACAACGCCAGCGGCGGGGAACTGCGCCCACACCAGGCCTGGCGTGGTATTCAAAACTTTTACATCTATCGGCAGTGCTGGAACCAAATCATTGGCCAGCAAGATGGTGGTGGCTTGATACCAAGTGAGCCCCACCAGCTGAAACATGGGCAGTGGATAGAAGGTCTGTGGCAGTGCGCCGTCTGCCGTCCACATTCCCGTCAAAGGAAGAGCAAGTAATTGCTTGCCGTCCGCCGTGATATAGGCGTTATCGGCAGTCCACTGCGGCAGCATTTACAGCCACAAAGGAATATACATAGTGGTGCCGTTAATGCTAATCGGCAGCCATTGAGATGCAGCCGTGGCCGCTCCCGGTTTCACCGTGCCTAATCCCGTTGGCGTCGCGGTGCCGGTGGTCGCTGATACGTCTACGCGTATCGCTGGGTTGCCTGCGCCATTGGTGGTGTTATCTATGTATAGGCCCAACGTGGTGCCGGTGGTCATAGATAGAGCGATGCCAGCGCCAGCGCCTTGAATGGTCATGGCGCGCTGACCACTCTGCGCACTCACAGATAATGCGTTACCAGACGTGGGCGCGGCAATCGTCACATTGCCATTACCATTGATGGCCAAGTCTTGAGTTATAGATTGATTGTCGGCGCTGGCTGTCGTGATTCTGCCGGTGACCATCCCACCAGCAAGGTCGGCTTGAATTACACGGCCCGGATTGCCAAAGGTCCTGTATGTGTTCGCGGTGGTGCCAGGTCCCGCACATAAAGCGATATAGGGCTTTCCGCTACTTGATTCCGCGCCGATTACGGAGCCAAATCCAGCCGCATTGGGATGACCGAATTCAACGTCTGCGCCCGCATTTCTCAAACCAATAAGTGGAACGTATTGCGTAGCCCCAGCGCCTATCGTCAACGGGACACCGGAAGTGGGCGCAGCGATAGACCAATTGCCAGCACTATTAATCTGTCCGCGATAAGTATTACCAGTGCCGAAAATCAACGGGACAGTGGACCCAAACGCATAAATGAACGCTTGCTCTCCACTGGGACCACCAGTCAACAGAGGGCCACTCCACCCGGTACTAGTAACTCCCATGGTCGCGCCATGACTCGCGTCATTGATGGCGCTAACCACGGCAGCGGACAAAGTGCCTACCAGAGAGTTAGATGTCACACTACCCACTGATCTATTGATGCTGCCAGTCACGTTAAGATCAGGAATACCAGTGGTTCCCACTGCGACCACGGCCATAGTGGTGGTGGCAGCAATGCCGTTGACGGTAAGCGCTGTCCCTGATGCCGGGGCATTCACAGCGACATTGCCAGCGGCGCTAATACGCATTCTCTCAATCGAATTGGTTCCGACAGAGAACGGCAATGCGCCCGTGGTCCATTGACCGTACTGCTCGCCTAAAGGCGCGCCAACCATGAGGCTGCCGGTCCACCCTGGTGCCGTGAGCATTTGCGACCAAAAATGACTCGCGGAATTTGTGAACTGTAATCCCGCGCCACTGACAGTGCCGTTCGCTAAATTGGTAACGCGAATAATCGATTCTTTATTATTATTGCCAGTTATCAAAAGATCTTGAGGGCCTAATATCCCTGATACATTGATAGTTAAGCCGGTGGTGTCGGCTGCTTCATTTATCACCACAGCATCGGATGCTGTGCCGCCATTGACAGTGAGGGCTGAGCCGCTGGGTGGCGGCCCAACGGTCAGCTGCAAAAATGAACCAATGCCACCACCGACAATGCTGTAAAGCTCAGTAAAGTTAGCGTTGGCTTTGGTCCATGCAGTGAAGCCGGGGTCACCGGTGCCGGTGTTGGGTCCCGTGCCAGTACTGATTACTTGTTGCACCATTTATTGCCATGCCTGCATGTTAAAGACCGTCACCGTGTATTGAGTGTTCGCGCCGTGCGTTTGTGGAAACACGATCATGTAATAGTTATAGGGCTGCGCTGACCAAGTGTCGTATCCAGCGATGAGATTTCCAGGCCCACCGGGCCCAGCGGACGAATGCTGAAACGTCTGCACATCATCCACGTAGTAAGTTATGAGCCGCTTGGCTGGGTTGTAACTCACGCCGAATCGATGCCGCTGCGTAAAATCAATCGTTGGTGGAGTGTTGATGTTCGATTGAAAGACGTGCGAGTAACCAGGCACCAACGTGCAAGACGCAGAAGACCCCGCCGATATTGCAGCGCCACCCGGTGTTGCCGCGAGAGAGACAGTAGTCGCGGTCAATCCCGCTGCGAGAACGTAATACGGTGTTAAGAGCGCAAAGCCACTTGGCGCGGTGCCCGTAATGAAAAGACACAAGTTTGCCGTGAAGGCATTCGAAGCAGTAGTAAACACCGTCCCCGATTGCGAGGCTGAGGCCGCAGAGGCAATCCCAGAGAATTGCCCTTGCCATTGGTGAGTGGTTGACGCGCACTGTTCATAGGAGCCGTTTGACTCCATAACATCAATTTCCATCCACGCTTCATACTTCACTGCGCCGATAGGCGCTGGCGGGCTTGGTAAAATATCGCTTTGTGCGTTGTTATGTTGCTGTGGCTCTAAGAAACATGACGTGAACATGTCCGAGGTGTAACTGTCATGTTGTAAATCAAATTCACAGTAGAAGGGGCGAGAGCCATCAATGAATGGCAGCGTGCCAGCTGTCGAATTCTGTTGCTCCGTTGAAACCCATGTGTTCGTAAACGAATCCGTTCCATGCAAATGAATTTGTAGAGGAACACCGGGAGTATTTACAAAGTGCGTAATGTCCGGGTTCCCAGCGGACGACCATGTCCCCGAATAGAGCGCAAAACCGGGATTGTTCGTATGTCCATTGAATCCCACATCGGCAATCGTCGGACTGAGATTGATGATTTGGTTTTGCAGTCCCAGTGCTTTTGCGCCTGCCGGGATCGGCGAAAACAAAAGAGGTGAGTCAAAAGCTTAGGACTACGCAGAGTCCCGGCCCTCCTTGGCCACCAGCGCCACTTGATTGCGTTGAAATGCAGCTGCCGCCGCCGCCGCCGCCGCCACCATAGGCGGCACCACCCCCACCGTTGAAACCATTAGCTGCTGCGCTTGATGCGCCACCACCACTGCCCTGGCCCCCGCCATAGCCGGGGGCGGTCGCACCACCATTGCCCGCGCCCGAACTGCCGGGAACGGCGGAGAGTTGGAAGCTAAGCATTGCGCCTGCGCTGCCGCCATTGGTTGCGCTAGGGGTGGCCGTTAAGCCGCCACCCGCGCCGCCGCCACCCGCGCCGACAAATGTAGCGCCTGAGCCTGCGCCAGCTGCCCCACTCGTACACCCAGCGCCACCCCCGCCACACCATTGAAACCCTGGTGATGCGCTACCCACTCCCGAACCACCCGCTGCGCCACCGGCACCCGCGTTGCCGCCTGTAGCCGTCGCGGTGCTGTTCCCGCGAGCGCCGGGGCCTGCGCCGCCGCCGCCGCCCGTGTTCGCCGCTGATGCGCCGCCCGCGCCGCCGCCACCACCATAGGCAGTTAGGAAAGTTCCGAAGGTCGTATCGGAGAGCGCTTGCGCGCCGCCATTACCAGCAGCACCCGTGACAGAAGCGCCGCCTAAGCCACCGACAGGGACATTGACGGAGACCGTAGCTGGAAGGACGGAAGAGGGAAAACTAACTTCGTTATAAGCGCCGCCGCCACCACCACCACCACCGGAACTGGCCGTACCGGAAGCAATGCTTCCTCCTGACCCTCCACCACCACCGGGACCAAGGGCAATAACACGAATTGTTTTGCCGCCACCGGGCGCGGGATTAGTCCATGTGCCGGAAGTGGTGAATGTATTGACTAGCGTGGTACCTGCGGGGCCTGTCGGCCCTGTCGGGCCCGTGGGGCCTGTCGGCCCTGCCGGTCCTACGCCGCCGCCACCACCGGCTGATTTGAGGCTCATAGTCCTTCACCACGCGTGAAGGTCACACTGCCGGTGCCAGTCGCAAGGATCACACTAGCCCCCGTGACTTCGCCCGCAACACTCACCACCACCACTGCGCCGGGGCCCACCGGATATGAATTAACTGTGGCGGCAACCACTGCGCCAAATACACCGAAGTTCACGTAAGCCCAAGACGCGGTTTGATTCGAAATTTGGATTTGTACAAATTGGTTTTGCGACATGCCGGGGAAAATGGCTGATGCAGTAGCAGCGACGGACCCAGCGACAGTGACGCTAGGAAGCAATGTGCCGGGACTGGCACTAGTGGAGGGGGCGTAGAGTGGATATAGAGCACGCGTTTCCATGGGTGCCCCTTAAAATACTGAGGCGGGCAAATTACCAATCACTGGCAACACTTCCGGCCTGAATATTTCAAACACTGTCTGAATTGCTACGGGGCTGCCGGTGCTGGCGCCAGCTGTGGAGTTAAACCACTGGATACTTAGAACGTTCGGCGCTGATACCCAAATAGAAAGAGTGGTTGTTGCAATGGGTAACGCGGACTGAAAGCATTCAGTGACGATGTCCCCGACCGCTAAGCCAGGGATTGTGTAAGTGGATGTCACCGTAGCGCCTGCGGCTAAACTAACCGGTGGCGTGATAGGGAATTGAATCGCGGTATCAAACCGACCATTCCCCGTGGATATTGTTGCTGATGGCATGTTTGCTCCCAAAAAAAAGGGCGGCAAGAATGCCGCCCGTGGTGTTTCAGTCTTTCAGGCCTTAACTCAAGTCAAAGCCAATCACAAAGATATCTACGGTCACGCCAGCTGCTACCACGCCGACATTTACGTAAAGGGTCTGTGATGTGTTGATGACTGTGGGACTCGCGGCAGCTGCCACCAGTGCTGTCAGTGGCCCGGTGACGCCAGTCAGCACGCCAGCCGCGCGCAAGTTTGTGCCAGACACGGCAGGGCCCGTGTTAATGGTCAAGTTTGCGGTGGCCGCACTGCCACCTTGGGCATTGCCAATCACGATTTGGAACGCGTTGTAAGAGCTAGCATCAATGATCGGCATGACTGCCGCGTCACCCGCGACGCTCAAAGGAACGGCGCGAGCTACGCCAAGACAGCGCAGATTGTTGATGCCACTTGGGGTGGAGTTTGTTTGTGTGTTGACAGGAATGTACTGCGCAACAGCGTTGGTATTCCCGGTAATAGCCGGGCCAGGATTTACAGTAGGCACTTTGTTTGCTCCTTATCCGGCTATGCGAATGCCCAAAGACCGGTACAGGCTTGCGGGCCCATACAGCACGTCAGCACGTGTCGGCTCTGAGTCATTGTTGATGGTGTACTGGGTGACACACCGTATGGACATGCCCACGTCTTCATCATCGTAAGCACGTACGGCCATCTCCACCCCTTGAGGCAGCGGCAAGTCAGCGAACGCTAGTGCATACGCGTACTTGTGGAACACCAGGCCTTGTGGGCTGGTGGTGTTCGCGTTGCCAATTCCACCATTAACGGTGATGGCGGCAGATACACCAGGCGCGGCAGTGACGTTCTGGAACTGTCCACCAGAGATGACAGCCTCTCCAATGGTCAAGGTCAGCAAGCCACCAGCCGTGGACGTGTAGACACCCGTCGCGGGGTTAAACGTACCGTTGGTCACGGTCGCCGCGCCGAAGGTCAAGCCGGGGATCGCCGCGCCGTTCGGGGGAGTCACAAACCCACCCGGTGGCAGCACCACAAACTGCTTCAGAATCTTGCCGTACTGGGAACGATTCTGAGGATTGACCGGGAAGACACCAGCAATCTGAATGGTATCGCCGACTTTGATAACACCCGTGCTGGCCGTCCAGCCACCCGTTGACAGCGTGCCTTGCTGCGCCCACCCCGTGGTCAGCAGCGCGGTTCCGGTCGGGGTCGCGGTCACAGTCGGAGCGCCACCTTGCGCGCCGGTTATCATCGTCGCTATATTCTGATCTTCCCACCAGTCCAGGCCCGCGAATTGCCGAGCCACCAAGCCCTTCTCAATGTATTCGCCAATCTGCGCTTGAGGATTGAAGAGCCCCTTGACGGCATCGGTTGCTGCCGACATCGAGACAGGGTCTAACACACAATTCTTTTCACCCTCTGTCGGGCAAGCTTCAGATGCCAGATACGCGCGCGCATCTGAGAAAATCTTATAGCTCCCCGGTGATACGCCGAATTGTCCCAGCGTGGTGGCAGTATTGAGGTAAGCAAACTGCGAGGTGTCCGAGTCAATGCGATTTGCCACGGTGGCAATCTGCGGGCGCAGAATTCTTTTCTTGAACATGTCCATGCTCAAGGCCAAATCTTGCGTAGTGAATTGCACGTCAACGTGGAACTGGAAAATCAGTGGGACCGGTACATAGGTCTCATTGCTGTCTTCCACATTCAGCGGGGGACCGTAGGTGCCGATGTATCGCGGGGGTCTGCGTATGTTGCAGGTATTGCCAATTTTTGCGCCGGTCTGTGCAAACTCATTGGAGTATTGGCGCTCCACCCGGTTTGCAATCACCAATTCATTTTCCAAAACCACCAGAGCTTCATTGGTGATATAGCTCATGGTGAGTAGGTTGTTAGCCACAGTGATGGTCTCCTAAACGTTTGGTTTAGGAGCGCGTACGGCAATCAGCGGCGGCGGGCCCGCGCGCGCTCATAGGCGCGTAATTCTTGGAATGACATTTTCGCGGGGTCAGTGTTGGTATTGACTGATCCAGATGCATTCAAGGGTTTGATTGGCGCGGGCGCTCCCGCTGCCTTTGTGGCCGTCACGGCGGCAGGCTCATCTTTGACAGACGATTCCTTTGCCTTCGGCTCAAAGGTCAATTCAAGTTTTCCGATTTCAGCAATTGCTTTGAGGGGATTGAGTTTGTTTATTTTCTCTACAAACTCAGGGTGTTTCGCCAAGTAGTAAGCGATGTCCCCGATGTGATCGGCTCCCGTCATGTACTGAAGCACAGCGTTATGCGTGTGTACGTTTGACTCTTCCAATACTTCCTTGAAGTCAGGATATTTTTTGGTGGCAGCTGCTACGCGCTCGCGCGCCGCTTGCTCTGCTGCTTGCGCCTCTACCTGCTTCCTTTGTTCGATTTGGTTTTTCTCCAAATCGGCTACGGCCTTCTTTGCAGAATAAGCCGCTAATTCCTCTGCGTACTCGAACGCCTTGAATTGCCCTTTGTCATCGTAAAAGGTTTGTGGATCGGGCTTGACCAAGTCCACCTTCTTTTCTGGCGGCGCAACCTTTGCCGCCAAATCATCGCGCTCCCGTTCCATTTTCGCGGCGCGCTCTTCAGCAAGACGCGCGCGTGTATATTGGCCTTCGGCAAAACGCTCTGATTCCTCAGCCGCCTCTTTCGCTTCACGCATCTCTTTATGCTTGCGATTGATTACGGCATTTTTGCGCGCTATCGCTGCTTTGATCTTCTCGGATTGTTCGGCAGCTGCGCGCGTGTCTTCATCGTCCGCGACATCTTCATCGGGGGCTTTCGGCTCTTCCTTTTTCGGCTCTTCCTTGACAGGTTCAGTGGGTACACTTTCGGCCTTTTTTTCAGGCTCCGCGGTCCCGTTCACTTTTGCCGGCCGTTTTTCTGATTGGATTTCCTCCACCTTGCCGGTGGCAATAAAATCATTCAGGCCTGCTGATGTAATTACTTTGCCCATAGGTTCACTCTGCGCAATGAAGCGCCTTGGCTTTTCACCCAATAAAATTATTCGCTGGCTTTGCTGGCCGCTTTCTCAGCAGCCGCTAACGTCTCGCGACGCGCCACACTTTCATGACTGGCTTCTACATTGGTGTTCAGCAGCTGCGCGCCTGCTTGTATCTCTGCAACGTCGCGCGCTGTGGTAGCCCGTACATGCGTGTCTTCACGCTTGGTCAAGTTGCTCAAGACCACTTCGCCAGACTTGGCTTGTATCTTGTCGCGCTCAACCTTCATCCAGCCCTGTTCAATCTGCGTCTTGAATTTCAATTCAAGTTGCAGCTGCTGAATCTGCTGACTGGCTTGCTGCAATTGATTCTGCAAGGTCGTAACAATCTGCTGCGCCTGACGCGGCAGGCCTTGCATGGCCTGTTGCATGGCATCGGGATTGGTAGCCATCAACCTATCGGCCAAATCACCCGCGCCATTGAAGTCCATACCACGCACGATGACATCGGCACCCACTTTGACTATTGGCTCAGCCAGAGGGGTCTTCAATAGATCAATCATCGATTCAGCACCCTCAAGGCGCTTCGTCTCATAGCCAGGGCCCGTGTCCATGACCACGTCATAGCGGCCCACAGACATGTCATTCTTTATCTGAATGATTGCCGGATTCATCGGGCTTGGCTGTGGTGTATTTAAGGGCTGCAAGGAAGGCGTGCCATCCTCACCAATAATCCTCTGCATGCGCTGAGTGGAGTAGTAAAACGGGATCAGCTGCAAGAGAATGCGGCCCGTGTGCGCAATGGCGCGAGTCTGATTGTCGTAATACTGAAAGTGTCCGATGTCAGACAGCGCTTGCCGCTGGCGCAGCGCAACGCCTGAGATGGCAGCGCCTGGCACATCGGCCGATGGCTCATGAGGCATCCCAGCCACGGCCATCAAATCTTGCTGCGCGCCTTGAGCGGCTTGCACGGCCCCAGCGGGCACGGGGATTGGCTGCATACGCTGAGGGGGCGGCAACAATGTGCGGCTGCCGTCCGGCTGTTCAATGAATGCAGGCTCATACACCAGCGCCGAATAGGGCTTCT